TTCTAGGTCGCCCCGACAGCTCAGCGTTTTTTCGAGGTTTTTTTCAAAAACATTTACCACTTTAATTTTTAAAAATGAAAACACACTGCACATATTCCAAAAAACTAAAACTCGATGAGATTCAGGAGCATCCCCAGAATCCCAATATGCACCCTGAGCATCAAATCGAGCTTCTAGCTAAGATTATCAAAAAACATGGTTGGCGTAGACCGATCGTTGTCAGCAATCGAACTGGTAAGAACGTAATCATCAAGGGTCACGGTAGGTTTGAAGCTGCCAAGCTGCTCAAAGTGAAAAACGTTCCAGTCGACATTCAGACATACGATTCGGAGCAGGCTGAACTTGAAGACCTAGTTGCTGACAATCGCCTGACAGAGTTAATTGACGTAGACATGGAGAAGCTGAAGGATGCACTTTCAAAGATTGATACAGACAATCTTGAGACGGGTTACACATCAGGTGAGGTCGAATCGATTATCAATAGCATTGAGATTGATGAAAATGAATTAGTGCTTGAGCGTGAAGTCGACGTTGACCCTAAGGAGGCATCAGGTCAGAAATCCTTGGTATTGCACTATACGCTTGAAGAGCATACTAAATTAATCCCCATGATTGAAGTTCTGCAGAAAATGTATAACTGCAAAAATACCAGCATGACTATTTTAACCGTACTGAAAAACTTACACCCATGAAAATATATTGTTCACATACTGAGTTGCGCAATGTGACTGACTTAAAGGTTCACGAATACAGCCCGTACGTTCACAGCAAATCCCAGATAGCCATCCTTACCAAAATCATACAAGGTAACGGCTGGCGCAATTGCATTGTTGTCAGTGCTAGGGATAACATGACGATTGTGAAAGGTAGGCTTCTTTTTGAAACTGCCGTAGCAAATGGTTGGGATGAAGTTCCAGTAGAATATCAGGAGTATGCAGGCATCAGTGATGAGATGGCTGACATGATTGCAGATAACAAAGTAACAGGCATGTCGCAGATCGATGATTTTGCACTTGCCGATGTTATTGAAAATCTAAGTTTACTTGGAGGTGACATTGGAAATACAGGCTACGATGAAGCTATGCTCGATGCAATCATTGGTCAGTTTCATGATGACATTGTTCTTGGCGGTGAGGTAGAGTTCGAGGTAGATGAAGATGAATCAGGAATCAAAACTGTTAAATTGATTTATGATGAAGTTGATTATAAGCTTTTCGCTAAAATAATTACTAAGATTTGCGAAGATACCGATACTGTTCCATCACAATTAATTTACAACTCAGTCTTGAAAGCATATCATGAAGATTCAGGTCGTTAATCGAAAGAAAATAAACTATAAGAACTACGTTAAGCGCAGGGCATCGAAAGATGATTGTTTGATTGAGGTCACTGAACCATGTAAAGTTTTCGATCAGAATAACGAACTAGTTTGCGTTTACGACATGGTAGACTTGGACACTTCGGAACTCGTTGATGAAATGAAATCAATGAAGTATTCCGAGACTACTCGAACTGGAGGTTTGGTAACTACTAGCCGCATCTTCGGTTTCCAACCTAGACTCGAGCGCAGACAACGTGCTTTCTGCAATCAGACAAGTTTAGCTAGAGATAACCCTAAGGCTGAAGCGATGCTTCGCAGTTTAGCTACCCACATAACTAAAAAATATTTCAATGCGGCACCTGAAGTTGCCGATAACCATAAAGAGTTACTAGATGAGGTAATAGATGAGTGGAGGATGCCAGAATCATTATTTACCAGTGGCATCGTTAATAAGAACAATCCCCTTTCTTACCACTTCGATGCTGGCAACTTCAAAAACGTCCTTTCATGCATGCTTGTTTTGCGTGAAGAGATGGAAGGCGGCTGGCTTTGTGTTCCAGAAATCAATACTAGATTCTTATTGAAGCATAATTCACTATTCATGTTTGATGGTCAAAAGATACTTCATGGAGTTAGCCCGATGACTCCCACTACGGATGACGGCTACAGGTTTTCAATAGTTTATTACAGCCTAAAGGGGATGTGGAAATGTTTAACTTTAACTGAAGAGTTACTTAGGGCTAGGAAAATTGAACTAGACAAATTAAAATGAAATATCAAATAGTCATACCAAGCTACAAACGCCACGATACGATTCAGAATAAAACACTGAAGTTTCTTGAAGGTCACGGCATCGACCCTAGCCTCATCAAGATATTCGTTAACGATGAAGATCCCGATGAATACGATAACTATAAAAAAGCTCTTGCTACTAACGAATACGCTAAGGACATCGAGATAGTTAAAGGTGTAGCTACATTAGGATTACAACGTAATTTCATTGAGCGTTACTACCCTGAGGGAACTAACCTCATGATGTTTGATGATGATATCGAGCAGGTGCTTACCAAATCGGATGACAAGTTGGTAACAGTTTCTGACTTGGAGCAGGATGTTATCATTCGCGGCTTCGCGGCTTGCCATAAGCATAAAGCTAAATTGTTTGGGATATACGCTGCATCAAATCCTTTCTTCATGAAGCATCGGACATACACTAAACTTTCCTACATCGTTGGCTGCATGTTTGGTGTTGTTGTTGAGCATGACGATTTCTTAAAGCGTGTCACTAACCATGGTGAAGATTATGAATACTGCATCAGGCAATACCATAAGAATAAAGTTGTCATAAGGCTGGATGACATAACGGCTAAGACTGTTTATTACCATGAAGCAGGTGGTCTTCAAGAGGTCAGGACTGAACAATATATATATGATTCAATCAAAAAAATAGCTTCTACGTTTCCGCAATACTGCAAAATGTACATTCGAAAAACTACAGGTCACGCTGAGTTGCGCTTGAATGACCAATCACCTAAAGCTAAAAGGAAAAGTGCATTGGCAAGTGCATTAAGAAAAAGTCGCAAATGATAGACCAATCATTATTAGATAATGTTAATAAAAAGCTACTCTCAAACATTGTTGCCAAGGTCAAAGATGGAAAGACGCTGACTGCTCAGGAGTCTGCTTTCTTAGATTCACAGGGTAAAAACAACTCTAGCGATAGGCTGGATGGCGACTCAGTGATTAAGACCTCAGAGTTAGTTGACCTATTCGGAGTCACAGCTCAACAGATAGCTAACTTATCAAATGACAAAGTTATATCTAAAATATCAAATGGAAGATATAAGGCTTGGGAATCTATTAGGAATTATATTCGACTTCTACAGAAAAATAGAAAATCGAAGCATGGTTCGGGTGCTACGATGGATGAACTGCGTAAGAAACTAACTGAAGAGCAGGGGAGAAAAGAGTCTGCTGTTGCTTCCCTGAAAGAATTAGAACTTAGGATGAAGGCAGATGCACTGATACCAGAATCAGAAGCTGCTGAGAAGGTAATAAAACTCCTTACACCACTCAGGAGGCTACTAGATGGTTTGCCTAGAGAAGTTGCTGCCTTAGCAAATCCATCAAATCCACAGATAGCTGAACTCGCTATACGCAATGGACTTGACGAACGGGTCTTTTCTGAGATAAGTAAAATATTTTCCGATGGGTAGTCGAACTATTAAGATGTTCGGGGTTTGTAGTATTTCCTTTGTAACCACCCATCGGATTAATTTTCTGGGGATGCAAAGGAAATCGACTTGATTTATTTCAAGCACTGGGGTTCAATTCCCCACATCTCCACATAACCACACATAATACTATGAAAAAACAAAAAAATAAAGAGGAATCAATTTGTCAGGAAGCTTATCGAATTCAGGGCGGCGATCGGCAGCAGGATTATGGAAGTCCTGATAAAAATCTAAGAGAAATAGGTGCTTCTTGGGAATGGTATCTTAAAACAAGCTGCGATATAGAAGTATCAATTTCCGCTAGAGATGTAGCTCACATGATGATACTGATGAAAGTTGCTAGGAATGTCCATAAACCTAAAAGAGATAATTGGGTAGACATTGCAGGTTACTCCCAATGCGGTGGAAAGATTGATGACCTATGAATTACTACAGAATAACCTATACTAGAAGTGATATGCCTAATCCATTATCTTTAGGAAAATACGCTAAAGATGAAAAACATGCTTGCAAGTTAGCTTTTGGCAAAGCTCCAGATAAAAACGGCTTCTTACTTTATTACAGAGTTGTTAAAGTTAATATACTTTCAATTGTTAAAGTTAATGAGATTGCCTATACGCATTGACATCGCAGCTATTTTTATGTCAAAGCTAGTTAAGTTGAACGATACAGGTTTTAACAATATGATCGGTCACTTGCGCAGAGGAACTGGTGCCACATTAAAAGAGGTTACTCGAACTGTAACTGGTTCAATACTTCAGAATGCCGCTGTGCATACTGGTAAATCTAGCTATAAAAATATCGTTGCTGATGTGGACAGGTCGCTTTCTAGAATATTTATATCAAGCACTGGTGTTAAGGTTAGAAAAGGTAAGGATGGTTCACTAGTGGTTAAGAGTCCTGCCGTGACTAACAATAAATGGGTCAAGGTTCGAGATGACTACAAGGTAAATGCTATCAGTGCCAAAGCTCCTTCAGGTAGAAGTTTCAGTAAGAAACAAACTAGCGCAATCAATAAGGCTCTAGGTGAACTCAGAAAGAAAAGGACTCAAATGCTTAAGGCTAAAAAGAAAAATATAGCATCGGGTCAGGCTACATTTATTTACATGCTTAGGAAGTTGAGAATAAAGCTAAAGAGCAACAGGGGACTTGGCGCAGCATTAAAAGTAAAGTTACCTTTGGTTCACACTAGAGCTTTGAGTGCTAGAGAATTTAATGTTGGCAAGGATGAATATATCATCATGCTTAAAAGTAAATCCATGTCTGCGCTGAACATTCACGCTAAGGGCATGGATGCTTTTAGGAGAGCATTCAATATGCAGGTAAAAGGATTCGAGACTGCGGCTAAAAAAAACATGAAAGCTTTTACAAAAAAATTCGCTACAAAAAATGGGTTCACTATTAGATAACAAAATAAACAATTTATTCTCACCTAGAGAATTAAAATCTCCAGTAGATTGGGCATTTGAGAACTGCACCCTTCGTGATAATATATCGGAACTGCCTGGATCTTTGCGCATATTCCCATACGCTAAGCAGCCTCTTGAGGATCTAATTGACCCTTACGTAAACAAGGTCACACTATGTTGGGGTTCGCAGTCTAGTAAGACTACCACCATGTATACAGGTCTCGCTTACTTATTAAGTGAGTTTCCGAAAGATACTATATGGATTATGCCATCGGCTGAGAATGCTAGGCAATTTTCAAAAGGCAGATGGTTGCCATTCATCGATGACTGCAAACCTCTAAAGGCTCAATGCCCTTTAAGTCCTGCAACTGGTAAAGTAGATTCAGACAAAATCACAAATATGCGTCAGGAGTTTCTCTCATGCACATTAACCTTCGCAGGTGCAGGATCTGAGAATAATGTTAAGTCTGCCCCTGTCGCTTACCTAGTCTTAGATGAAATTGATGAAATTGATCCTGATATTAGACTCGCTGCGCATGAACGTATTAAGGGTCGCAGGCAGTATAAGATAATTCAGACTTCCACTCCAAAGGATGAGGAGGGTGGAATCTGGGAGGAATACCTATACGGCGATCAACGCAAATACGAAATGCCTTGCCCACATTGCAATGAAGATATCCAGTTTACTTGGAGGCAAACTGATAAGGGTGGTAATCTTAGATACTCAATAGCTTTTGATGAGGATGCAAAGCTAGAGGAGGGATACGACTTTGAACTTGTAGCTTCAACTGCGCATTACAGATGCGAAAAGTGTGACGGCAAAATATTAGATGCACATAAGCATGACATGATAAAAAATGGCAAATGGGTTTCTGAGAATCCCAATGCACCTAAAGGGCATCACAGCTACCACCTCAATTCCATGTATGCACCTGTTATGACATTCGCATCATTGATGGTTTCTTGGCTTCAAGTTTGCCATTCAACCCATGGACTAAAGAAGTTTGTTCAGGGTAACTTAGCTGAACCTTGGCGTGAAGATTGGGCTAATCAGGATCAGGCTGACGCTCACCAGTTGGAGCTAGATTATCAACAGGGTGACATGAAGGGTGAAGTTAGGATACTTGCTGCGGATACTCAAACTGATTCGTTCTGGTTTGTCGTTCGCGGCTTCAACAGGGATGGCGATAGCTACTTAATTGATTGCGGTCAGGTGGCTACATTTGCTGAGCTTGATGGAAAGTATGATCAGCACACATGCCAATCCGCTATAGTCGACTGCGCAGGCGATAGAACTGCTGAGATTTACGAGGAAGTCCACAAGCGCAGATCTAAGTGGTTCGGCTCAAGAGGTTGGAAAAATCTGCAAGGGGATCAGCCTTATAGAATGCAAATGAAAGATCCGTTCACTGGAGACAATAAGGGGCGAGCAGGTAAATCGAAAATACGATACCTCCATGTCAATAAAACTTTGTACGAGGATGAACTCGCCCGCTTGCGTTCTGCTCAGATCACAGGCTTCTATACATTTGCCGATACACCTAAGGTTTATTACGATCAATTGTTTTCAACTTACTGGACTAAGGAGACTAACAAGTCTGGTCACATCAAAGTTGTTAAAAAAGTAAAACGCGGTAAAGGTGATCACATGTGGGACTGCGAAATACTTGCTAGAGCTTTATCTAAGTTCATCGGCATAGCTCGAATAGATGTTAATCAAGATCCTGTTCCCAAGCGTAAGAAGGTAAGAGGAGGTCAGACTTCAACAGGGTTCTGGAGCTAATTAAAAAAAAGTTTAAAAAAAGTTAAAAAAAGGCTTGCAATTACTTTGTAGTCAGCCATAGTAGTATTAAGCTCAACGATGAGTGACACTACTAAACTACTAAAAAATACTACTATGAAAAACATCACAATCCTCTCTCGCCACAATAACCTCGAAGATGCAATCGCTGAAGCTGGCGGTCTTAATCGCGGATTCAACCCTGCTGTTTTCGATAAAGAAGTCGAAGATGTTAAAAAACGAGCTGCTGTTCAAGAGTTCTTAGTTATCGAATACTGCGGTCGTAAAGAAGTCCTTTACACATTTCAATGCGACATCAGACTTCTTAATAAGTTCGAAGCTGGTGGCGGTTGCATCAGTAATACAACCCTAATCACTTGGATGATTGATGACGAGCTATGTAATATCCAATCGATTCCTAACAATGATAAAAATCGAAAACTTATTTCTAGTGTTGGAAATGGCGACAAAAGTTTCTACGTCCTGAACATATAAAAAATCAGCCTCCTCACACAGCGTGGGGAGGCTACTATTTTAACCTACTAAATACTACTACTATGATCGCTACTCAAAAAATCTCAAAGCATCGCCTCTCTGGAGGCTTCGACCCTAAATCCTACTCATTTGTTGATTGCTTCGACCATCGCATGAATGAGTCTTATGACCATACCAATGGAACTTACTATGGTGAGGCTAATGACCCTCTCGACTCCTCATACGTTGATGAGCTAGAATCTAATGGCTACAACTGCGACCAATGCACTCATTGTGGCACTCACCTCAAACATGGATCACTTTACCGCCATACTAGCGGTGAGCTGGTTGTTATTGGTCCTACTTGCGTAGATCGCCTTCAGTTCGATTCCTGCGATGAAATCCAAGCTCTTCACATTGCAAATCGCTTACGCCTCGCTCGCCTCCGCTCGCTTATGAAGCGCAGCTGGCGTTGGAAAATTGTTGGTGATTTTCTCATGGAGAATGAGGATAAGAATGCTATCATCGGTGACATGCTCAACAAGCTCAACAAATACTTGAGTATCTCTCGCAAGCAAATCGCCTTTGCTCGCAAACTGGTTCGCGATGAAGCTGAGCGTGAGTCTCGCAAAGCTGAGCGTGAGGCTAAACTAGTCAACACTCCAGACTGGCAGGATGGTCGGCTTGAGATTGAAGGTAAGGTGCTATCTTGCAAATGGAAGGATTCTGACTTCGGCGGTGGATATAAGCTACTCATCGAGATTGAGGATGGTCGCAGATGCTGGGGTTCTGCTCCTCAAAAATACTTCGATGCTGGTGAGCCTAAAACTATCCGCATCAAGGCTGGATTCACACCTTCCCGTGACGATAAAAAGTTTGCCTTCTACAAGCGTCCCACTTTCATTGCTTAAACTACTAACCAATACTACTATGAATATATTCGCTATCGACTCTAACCCATGTCTGGCAGCAAAACATCTTTGCGATCAACATATTGTTAAGATGATCTTAGAAAGCTCTCAAATCCTAGCCTCCGCTTGCATCCGTCACGGAGTAGAGGAAAGCAGGATGCCACTAACTAAGAGTGGCACTACTGCAAAGGGTGGTTACCACCATCACCCATCAACTGTTTGGGCAGGCAATAACCGATCCAACTATTATTGGGTAGTAATGCACATGATGAGACTTTGCACGGAATACACTGAGCGTTTCGACAAGCATCATTTTTGCGAGAGTCAGTGTAAGGTTTACTACAACCTCGCTGAACGCATCCCCGATGGTGAGCTTGAGCGATTCAGCATTGCCATCAGTAAAGAAGCAAAATGCCGTTCTGCAATAAAAAACTTTGACAAGATGCATCCAGTCTCTCAATATCGTGCATATTATAAATACGATAAAACTTTTGGCAGGTGGAAAAAAAATAAGCCTGATTGGCTTACCACCTACTAGATAGTAGTAAATTAGTAGTTTCCACACCCTTTTTAGTAGGGGGGTGTGGAATTTGGAAGCGGTAACTCAGTATCCCAAGTCTCCAATAAAAATAAGGGCTTGAAAATCTAGCGTGTCATTTGCGTTACCCGATGGGCTTTGAGGCTATCCTAGCAGCCTCACCTTTTTCTCTAATTGAAAAAAAGTTTAAAAAAAGTTAAAAAAAGCTTGCAATTACTTTGTAGTCAGCCACAATACAAGTATGATAACATTAAACACTACTTCTCGCCTCTCAGAAATTCGCAAAGCTATCCGCTCTGGATCTAACCTTACAAAATCAGGAGCTGCTTACTTTGTTGATGGTAACAAAATCGGCACTGGTCATGGAGCAACAATTGCACGTGAAATCAGAAGCGCAAAAATCGTTCGTATCTAATCCAAACATAAACTACTAAAAAATACTACTATGAGACTTACCGATAACACGAACAAGGCAACCCGCGCATGGGTCGACGGCATTTTGTGTCAGCTCGATTTAGTGATTTCTGAGGGCTCTTATCGTGATGTCTTTGAGACATTGAAGGCACATCAAATTGCCAACAGCTCATCCGATGAGGTTACTGAGTCACTTACCATCTACCTATGCATGACTAAATTTGAGGCAGACGCCAAGCGCGGATTGTATAAAAAAAAATCACATTTCTTAATTTAGTTATCGAATCCCTCTAAGAGAAAAAAATCAAGCCTCCCTTCGGGGAGGTTTTTTTGTGCCTAGATTGACAGATTTACTGTTCTTAATGGCTTCCACTACTACAACTGCTCAATTTGTTATAATCCGTGACAAGTTACTTCTTGCAATTAACAAACTAGCTGAAGAGGGTGTTACTAGTTATAGTATAGGTGACCAAACATTCTCCCTAGCTGATGTTGGAAACTTAATTGACCAAGTGGAGAAGCTCGATAAACTTATTGCCCTAAAAGACAGGACGCTTGGTGCGCGTGGTCAAAATCGCATCACAATGAGACATTTTAATGGCTAATAAAAATAAAAAAACATCCAAGTTGAGTTTCGCTGCTCGCCAGTTCTGGCATGCACTGCGTGGCTATGACGCTGTGCAAAATACTCGCTATCGTGCGAATCGTGGGAATCAACCTATCCAGAGTGAAGAGTTGGAGCTTAAGAATTACGATCGAGATCACCTTGTTTCGTCATGTTTAAATTTGCGCAGGAATAACCCGATCGTAGCTTCGCTTTCAAGATTACGTAAAGCTGACATTGTTGGTCGCGGCATCAACCCTCAACCTTCTACTGGTGATACTGAATTAGACACTAAAATCGAAGAATGTTGGCATGAATTTTCAAAGTCTCCTGAAATAACTGGAATGATGGACATGCGTGACCTCCAGCAGCAGATGATCGATTCCCTATTGTTTTATGGAGATTGTGGACTAATTATTGGAAATCAGGAGGTTCAATTTGTCGACGGCTCACGCATCGCTAACCCATCAGGTTACTCCACGAGTAATGAAACTTCAGAGTATCAGAATGGCGTTCGAGTAAATGAGCTAGGTCGACCTACTGGTTATGTAGTTGGCAATAGAGTTTCTGGAACTGTAAGAGATCAGAAGATAATTCCTGCTAGAGATTTCATTCCATTCCTAAAAAGAATCAGACCTGTTCAGTATCGAGGAATACCTGAACTAGCTCCAATTTTAAATACCCTGCAAGACTGCGATGAGTATGATCGGGTAGAGATGATTTCTGCTAAAGTTTCAGCATCACTATCTGTTGCAGTCAAGCGTGACAACTCTTACGAGTTCGAGCTACAAAATAGACTAAACTCCTCAGAGCAGGATGATCTTGGCAATTTAGAACAGTTTGAACCTGGTCGTTTCCATTACCTTGAAGCAGGTGAAGACATTAGTGTTATTGGAGGTGGCGGTCGCCCTAATGTTGATGGCATCCAATGGGTAAGTTATTTACTTAGAAAAGTTGGCAGTGCTGTCGGCATACCTCTTGAGTTCCTAATGATGGAAATCGGAGGTTCTAGTTTCTCCGCATCACAAGGTGTTGTTCTGCAATACCAGCAAACTGTTGAAAGCTACCAGAGTGACCTAATTAAAGTTATGGATTCACTGTACCGCCGATGGCTTTCCCAAAAAATAGCAGCAGGGGAAATAGACATTTCTAATACTTCAAGTCCGTTTAAGGTCAGGTGGCAACGTCCAGCTTTCAGATGGATCAACAGGGCTGCGCAGGTAAAGGCTGACATGGAATATTTCCGAGCAGGTGCAATGTCACTAGATGACATCACAGCTCCATTTGGCTACACGGCTGAAGATGTATTAAGGCGTAAGGCTCAAAACATTCTGAAGGCTCAATCAATAGCTCAGGAATCAGGTCTAGATTGGAAGGAACTAATTAACCCGTTCCCAACATCATTAAGTGGTAACTATTCAGAAGTTGTAGATGGCGATCAAAAATCAATTTGAAACATATAACGATTATCCAACATCGGCTACTAACAATGCTAAACGTGCATTGAAGTATAAAGATGAGAATGCGGATAATAAGTGCGGCACTCCAGTAGGTTGGGCTAGAGCTAACCAGTTAGCCAGTCGTGAAAAGATAAGTCGTGACACTATTGCTCGCATGGCATCATTTAAACGCCATCAACAGCATAAAGATGTTCCATACGACAAGGGATGCGGAGGTCTTATGTGGGACGCATGGGGAGGAACCTCGGGCGTTGAATGGGCTATTAAGAAACTAGCTCAAATTGACAATAAGAAGGAAAATAGTATGAATAAACAATTCGCTTTTGCAATTAACAACACTGAGTATGCTCAAATCAGCCGTGATGACGGCACCATGGAGGGCGTATCGTTAATCTCAGTTGGTCCTGCTTTGGGTCATGGTTTGTATGTAGATAGCAAATCTCTAGAAACTATCATTGATGAACTCGAAGGAACTAAGCTACCTGCCTATATCACTCACAGGGGTGCATTGTTTGAAGATAGGCTTACCAGAGAAATCGGAATCTTCACTAACTTCAGAGTTGAAGATGAAAGAATCCTTGGCGACTTCCAAGCATTCGATTCTTTCCGTGAAGATGACACTCGCAAATTTAACAGATTGTTTGAATTGGCAGAAAAAATGCCTGAAAGATTCGGACTTTCTATCGTATTCTCAGCAAATTCTGCATGGGCTACTGACGTGGGCGATGTGGATACTGAAGAGAAACCTGATGATGCATTGTTTAATTTCCCCTCCATTCGTGTTGAGGAAGTTTCCAGTGCTGATTTCGTTGATCAACCTGCCGCTAATCAAAAAGGTCTTTTTGATAAAGTTGACAGTAAACCCGTGTATAAGATGACTAAAGCTGAACTATTAGAACAAAATGAAACGCTCGAAGCTGAAAAAACTCAGCTTACCGAGGATAACCTCCAGCTTTCCGTCAAGGTGGCTGACGCTGAAGCGCAAGCAGAAGCTTTTCAAATCCAACTCGCTGAAACTAAAGAATTTCGCGAAAGCAAAACTCTTCCAGATGCTCGCCCAATGGCTGAAGATGAAGATGAAGCTGAAGTCGAAGCTGAAGTCGAAACTGAAGCTGCTGCTGAGGATGAAGATGAGATGGCTAAACTCCAAAAGGAACTAGAAGATGCTAAAGAGGAAATCGCTTCCTTGCAGGGCAAAATCGAAGCTACTGAGAAGAAACTCGAAGGTAAAGATGGTGAAATGAAAGCTGTTTCTGAAGAGAAGGAAGCTGTTTCTGTCACTGCCTCTGAACTTTCGGTAAAGGTAGAATCTCTCGAGAAACTAATTGAGGGCTCAGGCGAATCTTTCGCTAAAGCTTCTGATTCTGAAGATTACTCACCATCAAAAGCTTCTCGCTCTAAGCTAATTTCCGAGTTCGCTAAAGAAAATAACATTTCTGAATTTTCCGCTACTTTACAATTAGGTAAAGAGCGTCCTGAATTATTTAAAATTTAACCCATAACTTATTATTATTATGTCCGCTACAACTATTGACAATACAACTCGCACTTTCGTTGCTGCTGAAGCAATCGGTGCTTATATCCTAGTAAAAGTTGATTCCAGTGGTCTCATCGAGACTGCTAGTGCAACTGCCGCTGAGCCTAAAGTTGGATACACTACTACTGCTGTATCCCTTGGTCAAGCTGCCAACGTATCTCTCATCCACGGTGGAGGTTCTTCTTACGCTACAGCAGCAGAAGCTCTTGCTATTGGCGACTTCGTTTACGGTGACGCAAATGGTAAAGTATCTGCTACTGGCTCTAGCGGTGACAAGGTCGGCATTACGCTGACTACCGCAACTGCCGATGGCGATGTCATCGAGGTTCTGCCTATCCACTCTTAATTTATAACTAATAAACAATTATGTCTTTATCTACATCCGCTTCTTTCAATCCGATCCTTTCGGAAGCTCTCAATAAGATTGGAGAAAACAAGTTCGTTGGAACTCAAATTCTCCCAATCCGAATTGCACCCACCAAAAATGGTGACTACCCTGTATTTGGTGATGATCAATTCGACATCAATGCATCCAAGGTTCGTGCTGCAGGTTCTTCGTTCGCTCGTCGTGATTTCGATTACGATAAGCAGAGTTACTCTTGCCAACAGTACGCACTAGAAGGTGTGCTTCCTGATGAAGATGCTTCGCTTGCGGGCGACAACGGCATCAGCGATGCTGCTGGTTCTATTGCTCAGAAGTTACAACGTGACATTATGATTGGTCATGAGCTTCGCGTTTCGAGCCTCATGACTAATGCAGGCTTCAATGGAACTGCCGCTTCTGCTGCCATGAGCGCAGCAGGTGCGACTCCTATCGTCGACATTCAAAATGCTGTTGAGCGACTCAACGCAAATGGTTTCTACGATGGTCTTAGCCTAATGATGGAAGTTAGCCTCTTCAATGAGATGCTCAACACTCCTGACGTTCGCGGAATCTTCAATGGCAATGGTCAGTACACCAATCGCCAAGTTCTTCGTGATGCATTCGGTGTTGAAAACATCATCATCCTCCCAACTCGTTACAACAGTGCTGCCAAGGGTAAAGCTGCTTCTCGCAGTAAGATCTGGGCTGATACTGAATACTTCGTCGGTCAAGTCGCAGGTGGTGACTTCTCCAACGGTGGATTCGGTCGCACACTCGCTTACTCTGCTGACGGTGGTGCATTCACTGCTGAAACATACCGCGATGAGCCTATCAAGAGTGATGTTCTACGAGTATTCAATAGCGTTGATGAAGTTATCGTCAACACTAACGCTGCCGAGAAAATCACTGGAGCATAATTTCCCCAAACTCCCATTTCTGAAGCCTCACCTTAATTGGTGGGGCTTCTTTGTTTACAAGGCACTATAAGTAAATGAGCTTAACAAATCTTATAAGCGAAAATCTAAATTTCGCAATATCCCAACTTCAAGTTTCCTTAACTCAAGTAACTGCATCTGGTTCAGCGCATCCAACTAATACTCAAACCTATTTGGCAAGCAGGCAAGATGTAGAGGAATCCTTTGAAATTTACGAGGATGGTAGAGAGGTCACAATAGATACAAAGTTTTATATTAACAAAAGCTCCTATTCACCACTGCCCACTAAAGGCATGCTGCTTTCGGATGGAACTACTACATACAAGGTTATGGGTCATTTCGATGACTCAGTAAGCGTAACTCGCAGGCTTGATTGCAATGCACAAAATCAACGATAAAAATGGCATATTTAGACTTTGAAACAAACTTTGAAGACGCTGCAAAGATCTTCCTAGAGACTGCAACAGGACTTCCTGCTTCCAGTTTTTTCGCTTCATTAGATCAAGATGTTTTCGTTTCCCCTCGACTATCCATACGAGCAGAAGTCGGTGGAGCGGATGATCCTCCCACTTTATCCGCAGGGGGTTCACTGGAATACAGTCAGTATAACTTGACGCTATCCATATCAATCGTCTCAGACGCTGCCATCGACGGGACTCAGACAGATCACAGATCCTATCGCGAGCAGGTACGAGGGGCGATGCTTTTAAATGCAGACAATTGGACTACCCTTGATGGAGGGGGCTCATACATTCTCCCTTATTACGAGGTAAAGTATATGCGACCATCAGGAACTGACTTTGAGGTAGATGGCGATATAGCAGTCTCGACTCTAACTTACGACATCAAGTTCACCATCAATTCGGATTAGCTCTAAATTGACAGTAAAAGTATTTTTGAACCTTTAACACTAAATTTTTAATTATTTAATACCATGGCTATTACATCAGATGGAGATCAACTCTTTGGCATAACTACTGCAACTTTCGGAGCTAGCAGCTTAATCGTTGAAAGCTTTTCAAGAACTGGCGGTTCTAATCGCGTCGACCTAGACAACGGAGACGGGGAGCCTCTCGGAGCTACAGTTGTTCCTGGTCGCATCGAGGTATCGCTCACTGTTCAAGTGGGTGCTGCTTTATCTAGCGACATGGTAGCAGGTGGAGAACTCACCTATGGTAATGATACTATCATTATCACTGAAGCTGCACTTGCTGAGAATCAAGCAGACTACCAGCGTTATAACGTCTCTGGTTATATCAAAACGAACGCTTAAATTGTGGTTTCAATGGCGGTCAACTTTGAACAGGCTGCCTCAAAACGACTAAAGGAGGCTGCTAGTTTAGAAAAAAGATTAAGACTAGAGTCTTTCCTGAAGATACCATGTAGTGTATCGTGTTTTAGTTTAAGGCAACCCACTGTTCGCGACATACTCAAATTAGAGTATGCTGAGAATAAATTGGTTGCAGGTGGCGACCCTGAATTAGATGACTATTTGCATTTAGTTATAATGTTGTCAGATGATGTTGGATCAAAGTTTATAAAAAACGCTGCTAAGGTTATAAAAATGTCCCCTCACGTTCGAGAGGAAATAAGCTGTTTTTTTAACATTTGCTTCAACGATATGCCTTCACTTGGCGAATCGAACGATGATTCATCTAACATCGACAGCTCAGTATGGCTCTGTAGTGTAATAGACAGCTTAGGTGAGTCTTACGGATGGTCTTTAGAGGATATACTAAACACTGAACTTTCTACATGCCTTCAGCTTATGCAAAGGATCTTAAAAAGAAACCTCGGCGACAAGTACGCTATAAGAAATGGCATCACTCAACAGGTTAAGGCTGACATCCTGAATGAACTTAACGATTTAAATAAAAATGGCGATACAATCATTACTTGCTAAAATTGGTGTTGATACAAAAGCTTTCAATAGCGGTCTGAAGGGTGCAGAAAAACGTGTCGGCATGTTTCGTGGTGCCATAACGAAACTAGGTGCTGCAATTGCGGGTATAGGATTCATTGCAATGGCTCGCAATGCCATTAACACAGGCTCACGCATAAGTGACCTTTCAGAGCAACTGCGGATCAATGCAGAGGCATTACAGACCCTAAACGCAATAGCGATCAAAGCAGGTGTAGAGCAAAAGACACTAGAAAGAGCTATTCGCAATGTTAGCATTAGAACTCAAGAGGCTGTTGATGGGAATAAGACCTATTTGGAAGCATTTGAACGTCTAGGAATTAGTATTAAAAACTTCACTAACTTGCCTACGGAAAAAAAGCTAGAGGCTATTGCTCAGTCTTATAGTCGAGCAGGAAAAAGTCAGGAAGCTTTTGCCGACATCGCCAATATACTTGGTCAAAAAGCAGGTCCTGAAATGCTAGAAGTTCTACGCAGAATCAATGATGAAGGTTTAGATAACCTGATTCAAGGTGCTAAGGATACAGGTCAAGTCATGGAGAATGACGTAATTAAAACAATGGATGATGCTGCTGACGTTCTTGGCAGGCTCGGAAATGCCCTAACAGTTGCTTCAGCAAATATATTGAGTAATTTCGCTCCCTCGATAATTAAACTAACTGATTTCGTTACAAATAACTCAAAACAAGTTTTAATTTGGACTAGAAGGTTAGCTTCCTTTGTTATTGGTATCAAAGCTGCGGCGGTGGTTCTCCCACTATTAACTGGTGCAGTTAAGGCTTACACTATTGGAGCTAGAGGTGCAGCACTTATCACTTCAGTTTTAAGTGTAGCTTTGACTACTTTAAAATTAAAAATTCAAATGCTTCTAGGTGCAACTGGCATTGGACTTCTTTTTGTTGGCGTTACTGAGGTGGCAAGTCGAATGATAATATGGAAGGATAAAACTGAAGATTTAAATACCACTTTGGATGATGCTAGTGAATCAACTTATGATGCTGCTGCGGAAATAGAAAATATGAATGCTCAACTTGAAGCTGCCTTATCTGGAGCAGATAGTTTTAACGATTCGCTGAACAAACTAACTACGGCTGAAGAGGATGCTACTAAAGCATCTAAGGATCGTGCTGATGCACTTAAAGCTGAAGCAAAGGCTCAGGAGGAACTAACCAGAGAAGTCGAAGATCAATTTTTCAAAGAAAAGGAACTGCAATTATTACGACTAAAAGCTGCTGGTAAAAATAAAGAAGCTGAAGCACTGGAAAAACAAATAGCACTTACCAGAGAAGCAAATGAACTGATGAAAAAGTTTAACATCACTAAAGAGGAGGCTATACAAATCACTAAAGCTCTTGAAGCTGAAAGGAATAAGGAGAATGAAACTACTGAAGAGGGAACTAAAACTGAAGCTAAAGCTCAAGAGCAATCCAAATCATCCACATTAACTGGTCATGCTTTAAAGAAAGCTGCTAACGTAGCAGGAAAAGATAAAAATATCAGATTTGAAAAGATGGGCGATGGAACATTTCAACAATTCGTTAACGGCAAAAAAGGTGAAAAATTTACAGAGGCTCAACTTCAAAAGGGTCTAGGTAATCAAATCGATAAGGATGACACTGGAAGTCTCCTAGAAAAAATTAACAAAACGCTAGAAGGTAAGTTCGTATCACAATAAATTATGGCTAGAACAGATGACATGCCTTCAAACTCCCCCTTGACGGGGCGAGTAACTTTAGACTCAGAAGCTAACTTCTTCATTAAGGACGTAAACTTTCCTGAGTCTTATGTCGTCGTCGAGAAGTATGTTCAGAATAAAGATGCCTACACTCCTCAAGCAATAGGAACGGCACATCCTACTCGCACTACCTACTTTCTTTATGAAGAGTCTGTCAGCGACATCGGTAACGGACTATTCGAGATCGATTCTAAATACGCTGTCGTCCCTCCTACATCTTACTCCTTTGAAGTCATTCAACTTCCCTACGTCAAGTTCTGGGGTCTAGCTGTCATAGGCGGAGGAGGGATATCTATCGGGACTTCTTATCTTTACTCGTTTTTAAATGTTCAATCTACTGCTGATTTGCATAATTTCTCAACAGAAGGTTTTGTCGATACGAAAGAAAAGTCGGGGACTATTAACGCAGCTTGTCGTGTAAAAACTGTTTTCACGTCAATAACTTTAGCGAATAGAAAAGACGGATTAATAGATCTTAAATTCCCAGTTTCTACGTCTCCTCAATCAGTCGGGGACGGAGATTACAACTGCGGATATTTCGGTAACACTGCTAACCCAGTTCAAAACGTATCCATTGACAATGAGCAGACATTCGCATTCACGGCAGCAGCTCCTTCTCCTAAAGTTCAAATCTCTAGCTCGGTATACGCAGGGAATATCTTCATGCAAAAAACCTATGAAATTATAGGAACTGTAAAAGTTTAATATGATCAAGAGACTGACAAAGGGAGAGAGCCCCTCACTCGTAGACACTGACAAGGCTAACGAATTGATCGATACGATTAACGCGATTACTAATTCTAAGGGTGCGGCAGGGATACAAGTTAGAGCGGATCAGTCTGGCGCTCTAACAATCTTTCCTAGCGGTGCTAGCGGAGTATCTCCTACTTATCATCCTTTTCAAATTATTGGTATTACAGAATCTGATATATCTATAAATGCAGGAACTATTAATAACGAGCTAGTAGTTCCAGTAGGAGGAGTTAGTCATAGCGCAGTAGCTTCATTGCAGTATCTAGTTATTGATGTTAATGCTTCATCGACTGGAATTAACTCTGCCGAGTTTAAAGTTCTAGGGTCTCCTCCAGACTCTTACGAGTTTAAAGAAAATGCAATCCCTCCTAGAATTGAAATATTAATCGCAGTAATTAAGAATTTAGAATGGGAGCAGGTAGTATCTACTAATCTAAGTGCGAACATCGTTAAAGTTTACGAGAACCCTAAAGAATCTGTAGAGATAGGAGAATACGACTCAGACATCTTCTGGAGGTGGAACGTCACAAGTGCTTAAAAAATGGGATCTCGAAATGCTTTTATTTTTACAGATTCTTCCTCTGGCTATCTAAAACCTGCCAGCCTATACGACGGGGAAAGCTTCACTGAATCAAGTTTTTATTCTAATTCCTCAACTTATGGAAATAGCTTTATTTCAAGTACTACAAGTCAAGCAGATCATACATATGAACAGGGAGCAGAGAATGGCGGCACAACTCTAGGAAGATCTTCTGTAAATTCAGGTTCTTTTCAAGATGAAGGCGTAACTTCAAGCTCCCAATTTTCTTATGATATTAAAAGATCGAATAGCATCTCCTCAACTTCTAGTAGCTATATTGCCAATAGGTCAGTATTGCAGCTTACTGACAATACTGTTATAACAGAGAGTTTTACTGCAACTGCTGGAGATGGTCCAGTAGGTGATGAGACTATTACTTGGAGTTCTGAGTCTGGAGGCACTACTACGAGAGTAAATCTAAGAAATATTACAAATTCTACTTCAAATTCTGCAGACACTGTTCGATCATTAAATGAGCTTTCATTTTCTCGCACTCGTGATGAAAATGTGAAAACTCAAAGTTACGAATACCAAGAATCTTCGACGGATCTTGTAAAAAGTACTTACATTACTGAAGATGAAGGCGGAAATACTGGCTACGAAAACACGCAATATGCGACGTCTAGATATACAAGTAATAGAACTGTCATTACAAGTAGAATATACGGTTCTGGATCATCATTATCTAGAACTATAACTGCAGGAGCAACAGGGACTGAACTTACAGCAGAATATACTAGGGAGCGGACTAGTGAATACGGTGATTCCGTTGATATATCAGGCGGTTTCACACGATTTAATGAATATACTATTGAAAATGCTACAAGTACTACAAATTCTAGTAATATAGCAACATCAGAGTATACTGGCAACACGGTAACATTTTCCTCTGAGACTAGTAATACATTCGCCGCATTTGTTACAGTAAATTCAAAAATAGTAAATACAACTAGTGATATAACTAACTCAGTATATCAATCTACGACGCTAACTTCTAGTCAAAATCTAGGAAGTTTTTTTAATCAGCAGGTAACGCAGAGATATACTAGAATATCATCTGCTGATACTATAGAGCAAAGTAGCTATGGGCAAATCACGACTACTGCCCCTACTGATAGTTGGGATGATACGAAATACGATTTCTTAACAGATAAAACAATTTTAGCTACTGGCGGCGTATACGGCTTTATCCCAAATTTAAAGCAATCTATAAGTGATAGTTTTACAATATCTACAAAACTATCTGAAGCTGACAGTTCTTATGTCTTAGATGGAGAGTCATGGATTCCACTAAATGAGATACTTTCATCTACTAGAGGAACGGAGACGTCGCAACAAAGTATTACTTTATCTACAACAGTTACGCTAACTGAAACTATTGGGATAGATTATACTTTTACTGACAGAAATCTTTCCGATACTTACTCGTATTATAAATCTGGAGGGCAAACTGGGACTAATTATCTTAAAAACGGATACCTAGGAGCTACAATTATTACTGCAGATCTTACGACTGGTTCAATTAATATTTACTGGGGTCAAAGTTCTAGTAGTTCTACAGAAGGAAGAGCTACAACGGATTCTACTTATGATAGAATAGACTCTCCTAGTATTCAAACCTCTGTTATTTATACAAGTTCTACTACAGTAATGGGGAGCTATTTCGGATCGGAGGAAGTCTCAACTTACGTTAGATCTTCTATATCGAATATCTCTTCTACATCTTCATCATATATCTCTACTAGAAACGGATCGAATATTACTTGGCAATCATTAGATAATCGAACACTATATGGTCAATTTGATCGCTTATCATTAAAAGCTATTCAAATTTCTGCTGCATCATACGAAAGCATGAATTTCGCAAATGGAGAAAAACCTTTTTGCTCAGTAACAAACACAAATAGACAAAGTCGGAATAAAGCTACACCTCCTGACATAGATTATAAAGAATTCTTCCTAACGACTACAGTTGATTCAGACTCAGTTACTAAATACTCTCAAAGTACTAGAACGGCTGATAGTTGGTTCATTCCTCAAGCTAGATCTTCGTCAATCAACGGAATGATCTATGTCCCGAAAGATGAAAATTTTGAAATAATTGATCATGGGACTAACACTATGTCCTTCTCTGGGAATAATCAAAATACTCAGATAGTACAAGTTACTTTTTCGAATGTCTCAAGTGGACTAACAAGGTCTACTATCTCAAAGTTTGTGAGATTCTTTACAGTCGGCGGCGGTCTTCAAACTAAAGATCAGCCGAAATCCTTCTCGCAAACTGGTTTCCTTAGTTTTTCTCCTGAAATAATGGGTGGGGATAATGCTTACAGTGATAATGGGACTGCATTTTTGTATAAAGATTGTACGGCGACTATTTTAGATATATCTGGAGGTTCTACTGTTTTTACAAATAAGGAAAGCGATAATAATTTTACGTCTTCTACACTCCCGACAGGAATGGTCTATATTTCAGCTAAAGATCAACTATTTAGAGTAAGCGATAATTTTAAAAATAACTATATATTAACACGTAGATGAGAAGATGAATATGGGTATTGATGAATTGACATATTAAAAATATATATATAAAAAACTCTCATGAAAATAGCATCAGTCATTGTCGCGACTAAATCCTATATCGACCCTCTCGAAGTCTGCCTTCGTAGAACTAGAACTGCTATCGAGCATGAGAGCAGCAGCTTCGATCATCGGTTAATCGTCGTAACTGATAAAGCTAGTAAGATTCGAGTAGAGGAGATGACTACAGACTTTGAAGATCGCGAGATTATAGC